ACGATACTAAAGCATTTAACAAAGTACTTTACAATACTAACTTCTATTCAGCTAAGACTGATGGTAAAGATCAATTCAGAGGTCCAAAGCAAAGAAGAATGACATCAGCTCAACTCTGGGATAGTATTGTTACTCTTTATACTGGTGATGTTGATAAGTGGCAGCCTAAAGATAGAAGAGAAGATTACCTTGCTATGTTTCCAGATGTTAAGACATTAAATGCTAAGCAAGCTCTTAAGATCTATGATGACTATCAAAAGTTTCAAGGTAAGTATTATGAAGGTGCACCCCGTGTAGATGGTCTTATGATGATTAGATCGTCTAATATCTTCGATGGTAGAGGTTCTAACTTCATGCTTGAGTTTGGTCGCTCTGATAGAGAGCTTATCAATACCGGTAATGAAGATGCAAACATTACACAGATCCTTACATTGATGAATGGTAAAGTAACTAGAGAGCTTATGTCAGATAAGGGTCATATTGCTAGTAAGCTTACAAACTTTAACAGGGATAGAGCAGTAGATTATCTATTTAGTTCTTACATTGGTCGTACTCCTTCTGAAGAAGAGAAGGTAGCATTTAAAGATGCTGAGTTCTCAGACATTGTCTGGGTGCTTGTTAATTCACATGAATTCAAACTTATTATATAAATTATGGACAGACGTATATTCCTCCAAGCCTTAGCCGCTACTACGTATGGAGTCAAAACCCTCGATGCGAAGCCTATTGATAATGTCAAAGCTAAAAATATTATCTACATTTGCTTAGATGGTGGTATGAGTCATATCGACTCATTCGATCCTAAAGACGATGAAGATGTTATGGGTGACACAACGAAGATCTTTACTAGTGGGGACTTCCAGATTGGTCATCGTCTTCCTAAACTAGCTGAAGTTATGGAGTATGCTTCTGTTATTAGATCAACAACATCTAAGACAGGTGCTCATGAGCAAGCTCAGTATCTTAATAGAACATCATTCAAGCAGTTAGGATCAATTACTCATCCATCATTAGGTTCATGGGTATCGCATCTGTCTAATCGTAATAAGACTATTCCTGACTTTGTTTTAGTATCAGGGTCATCAGCTCATCCAGGAGCAGGCTTCCTTCCTAAAGTTAAAGCACCCTTACCTATTGTAGATCCTAACTCTGGTTTACAAAATGCTAAGACAGATAGCAAGTTAAGTGAAAGAATGGCTTTACTCAAAGAGATTAATAAGAGAGTTAACTCACCTATTGCTGATTCATATAATGAATTCTACGATAATACTGTTAAGTTTCTTAAGTCAGATGACTTGGAGTTATTCGATATATCTAAAGAACCTGCTAAGAATAGAGAGCGTTATGGTAGCTCTCGTTTAGGTCAAGGCTTATTATTAGCTAAGAGACTTGTACAAGGAGATGTACGCTTCATTGAAGTTAACAATGGAGGTTGGGATACTCATACAGATAACTTCACTAGTTTAGATAATAAACTTAAAGAGCTTGATGATGCTGTTAGCTCATTAGTATTAGATCTTAAAGCAGAAGGTTTGTTAGAAACAACTCTTATTGCTATTGTAACAGAGTTTGGTCGTACACCAACGATCAATGTTAATAATGGTCGTGATCATTACCCGCAAGCTTACTCAACTGTTCTTATTGGAGCAGGTGTTAAAGGTGGCTATGCTATTGGAGAGACAGATAAGACCGCTTCTAAGATCTTAGGAGACTCATATACTATCTCAGATATTAATGCAACAATAGCCCACTTAGCTGGATTAGATGTAGAACAAGAGCATTTCTCTCCTTCTGGTCGTCCATTTGAGTTAGCTGATAAAGGAAAGATCATTAAAGATGTCATGGCTTAAAGTACTCTGGCTTAAATTGCTTAGTCTCATAAATAAGAGTATGAGCACTAAACCTAATATTACTGTGGACTTTGTCGGTGATGTAATATCATTTGGCAATGGCATTAAGTATAGAGGTATCAATCAAGGGCCTGATGGTAATTTGTACACTGTACCGTATGCTTCTAATTTTGTTGTAAAACATAATCCTATTACAAACGAACAAGAACGTTTTGATGTAACGGGCTATACTTCGAGTACTATTACTCAAAAGTATGTTGGTGGTGCAGCTGCACCTAATGGTAAGATTTATACTGGTGCTCATAAAGGTACTTCACCCTTAATTATCGATACAAATACCGGTACAGTTAGTGAGGTAGCAGGTTATACTTCAAGTGAATTGCAATCACGAGGTGCTGCTTATTGGGATGGTAAAGTTTACATTCCATCTTATACTGGAGGTAAAGTCTTTAGAGTTATTGATACAGAGAATGATATCGCTCTACGTAACATTCCATGGGCTCCTATCGATAGAGAGGATAACATCTTTAAGGTACGTACTAATTATAAGAACGAAGGCTTTGCTCAAATTTATGATACTAACTTTGGTGCGGTAGCTGGCGGTAATGGAAAAATCTATGGCATGCCATATGGCGCATCTCGTGTTAATATTCTAGATACAGCTACTGGTAAAACATCTTGGAGTGATACAGAGATTACCGGTAATGCTCCAGTAGGTAATACACTTTTAAACGCTAAAACGTTTACTAACGTATTATTCTACGCTACTTGGTTTAACAAGTATAAGACAGGCGCTCTTGCAAGCAATGGATGTATCTATGCACATGGTACTATGGCTCGTAGTATTCTTAAGATCGATACTTCAGATGATAGCACAACAGAGATTCCTTATCCACAGGAGATTATTGATGCAATGCTTAAAGGTGTTGATGATAACCCTGCTCTTTCATTTGAAGGTAGAACAAAGTATTCAGCTTCTTTCTCTTCTTTCTTAGGTGGTGATGGTAAAGTATATAACACACCATGGGGCTTACCTTATCTTATCTGGATTGATCCTAAGGATGACTCTATCGGTTATATCGACCTAAGTGATAAGCTTAATGTTGAGAATACTGGTGCAAAAGACCATTGGTATACATTTGGTTGTGCAGTTGGCAATCAGCTATTCTTTTCACCTGGTAAAGCTGAGAAGATTCTTCGCATTACGCTTGACGATTTAGAATCTGAAGAAGTTGATAATTCTGAAGATGAGATAAATAATAGTGTAATGAGTGAAATTAAAATTAATAGCAATGACATTACACCTGGTGTTCGTAACTTATTAGGTGTTTTATTGTCATCTGGCGAAGATGAGGAAATTACCATTACAATTTCCGATAAAGAAGTTGCTCCTCCAACACCTTCACCATCTGCAGCTAGTTATTGTAGTTGTACGTATACTTGTTGTACTCCTACACCTTCACCATCTGCACCAACGTATAATTGTTGCACCAGTTACTGTTGCACGTACACTTGTGGGTGTTATACTTGCGGATGCTGCACATGCTGCTAAAGATCTTAAACGCAAAAAGCCGGGCTTAAGCCCGGCTTTTTTTATGTATATTAATTTATTTATTTATTTAAGTAGAGGTACTCCAGGAAGCTTCGGCTTAACACCGTGCTTAGGACTTGCACCTCCAAAGACTACTTCTTCATCTTCTTCTGGATGCTCTCCATCTTCATGTTCTTCATCATCTGCCTTTTCTTCTTCATCACCATGCTTTTCATACATAACAATTTGAACATCTTCTGCTAATACAGCAGCTAATTTACCATTATGCTCAATGTAGTACTCTTCAATAAGACCTTCTTCATTAAGGCTGTGGTGAAGGATTTTCTTAACGCCCTCAAACTGAGGACCTTCGATGTGAGACGCTCAATCGTGTTCGATGTTACCACCTTTATAAGGTGCCTCTTCATCTTCATGTTCTTCGTCACCTGCAGTAGCTTTGTCAAGTGCAGTTGTTACTGTATCTCTTGCATTACCAAGGAAGTCTAATGACTGCTCAAGATGTTTAGCATGAAGCTCTTTACCTTCACTCTTGTAAAGTTCGTGTGCTTTCTTTTGTGCTGCTTCATACTCAGTCATGCTCAATTGACCAAGTGGCTTACCTGCAATCTCTAAAACCTTTGCTTGAACTTCATCTTTAATTTCAACTGGAATGGCCTGAGTATGCTCAGGACCAAATTTGAATTCTTCATTAAGCATACGAGGCATTGCAGTAGTTGGTGTAGCTGGAATATTACCAGAGACAGATGCATATGCTTCTGAAAGCATATCAATGTCATTCTTAAAATTGTTATGTTGGGCCATATTATTATTTAGTCTTGTCTGATAAATTACAATAGGAAACCCTGAGAAATTTCTCAGGGCTCCTTTTACCTAATTGTTTTTAGTTTATCTTAGAATGTACGGCCAAGGCTGAGTCCTCCAACGAACACAAACCCATCGTTACCAGCCCAGATACCTCCACGATCATCAAAGACGTAAACGCCCTTAACGAAAGGAGAAACTTCAAGACCGATAAATGGTACAGGTACACCTGGAAGGTCGGCAGCCACTTGAACGTGGGTAAGCTCAAACTCTTCAAGAAGGTATCCAGCAGTAGCTGTTGCGGTAATACCTGGAGCAACTTCTCCAAGATCAACGCTAACTTCACCGTAACCGTCATTATCACCATCAAGGGCGAGGAACTGAGTTACAGAAACAACACCGAAGCCATAGTCTTTTGTAAGACCAAGGCCGAGTTCTGATGTTACATCACCGACGACATCAGTGCCTTCTGAGTAATAATTAAACTCTGCACCAAAGGTTACGTCAGCAAGAACAGGCAATTGGAAATCAGTTGCTGTTCCAATGCCAAATACGAACTCGTCTTGATTGCTGTTGCTACTCCAGTCTAATGATGTTGCAGCGTCAATTCCAAAGACATGAAGGTCAGCTCCGATACCGAAACTGAGGTCATCATTTCCTTGATCCTGACCACGCCATACATCTTTAGTAGTGTAGGATCCTGTTACTCCAAGAGGCAAACCATTGATAAGGGTATCCTCTGAAGCGCTTCCTGCAGAGGCAATACCCACTGCAGCCAACATTGTCAATACGATTTTCTTCGTCATTACCTTATATTTATAGTATATGACGATAGGATATCAACTATCTTACAAACTATTTTTTAAGACCTGGGTGGATATTGTCCACGATACGCAATAATTGCCTTTAACCCGTTAGCATCTTTAGGTTTTATATTAGGTAAGCCGAAATTTCTATTCTCTGCACCGCCGTATTTATATTGTAAAAGTGAAAATAGCGGTATGAAATCTGAATTTTCAACAGACAAAAATTGCCCGTTACATTCTAAAAACCCTGCAGGTACAAAATCACCTGCAAAATATCTAACTTCGCCAATAAAGACTCCATCTATATCATTCATTTCTTTTTCTTCCAGCTTTTACGTGCAGGTCCGCGCTTCTTATATTTTATATTCTTAATCTTTTTACAATCAGCATGTGTAGGTCTACATGCAGGGTATGAAGCTCCTTTCTTACCAGCTTTCTTTCTACCACATGGCCCACCAGTCTTACAATTGACCCAACCTTTAAACTTCTTTCCAGTTTTCTTATCAGTACGAGTCTTGAACCAATCACGAAGGTTCTCACTCATCACGATTGCTTCTCTACAAGTCATTTTATATTACCTCCACGGTTAACACATTTCTGAACATATCCTGAAGCATAAGCAGAAGGCCATACATCATACTTACGCTTAGCTTTTGCTTGACACTTTGCACGAGTCTTGGAAATCTTCTTCTCAGCATCTTCCTCACCATGCGTCTTTCTTGATCTACCAGGCTTATTAGGTCGTGTACGTCTATAACGCCCACCAGCACCATCGCTTTTTGCATCAACGTCGCTCGGCTTCCAGTTATTCTGTGAATCGTACGATTTACCTTTTGGTGCTTTAGAAGTACTCTCTTCATTTTCAGATTTCTTCCTACCACCTTTCATGTTAGCGCACCAATGGTACATCTTACCTTTCTCACCTCCATACTTCTTAGCTTTTCTACGAAGTTCGGTTACAGATCCCTTGCAACTAGCTCCTGCTTTCTTAACACGACCAGGTCGGCTCTTACCCTTTACCTTACCATCAGCGTAATTCTCTTCGAAGTACTCTTTAAAGGTCTTCTTTGGCTCTTCTTCATCCGCATTAGCATGAAGAGCAGCTAAGTATTTCTTCTTAGCAGTTTCAGTACCTTTGGTGCAACCCACTTTCTTACCACTGTCTTTTTTATAGACGCAGTACTTACCATTTACTTTTCTGACTGAATAAGGCATGACTTACCACTTCTTACAAGACCAGTAACCAGCTGAGAACTTATCCTTCTTTTGGTCACACTTATGACGAGCACGGAAAGACTTACGACGTTTTGGATTGCTCTTCTTGATCTTCATATTTGGATCACCGAAGCGAACAATCTTCTCTTTTCCGTCTTTACAAGCCTTAACAACAAACTTTTTAGAGCCACCAGAAGTACGGCGAGGTGAGTTACACTTCATACGATCTTTGTCAATCTTGCCCTCAGCGTCTTCTTCAGCAGTTTCATCACTACTATGACCAAGGTACTTATGGATGAGCTCATCTAAAGCTCTATGGAATTCATCAACCATCTCACCTGAAATATCTTCTGCATCTTCACGATCGGCTGAATCGCTATATGGAGCTTTATAATCCTTATCAGAGACTTTATCTTCCTCATGCTTAGGAATAGATCTTCCATCTTTACCAACCTTTTCGCCCTGCTCAGCTTGACCAAGTGCAAGAGCAGGGTTCTTATACTTCTTACGTATACGTCGTGAATAGTTTTCAGTATACTGTTCAAGGAGGTCTTCGATATAATCGTCAAACTGCATATGTATATTTATGCTTTTAGAGCTAATTCTAAAGCAACTAAACATGCAAAGCTATTGATCTCTTTATCGACTACAAAGGCAGACTTATATAAATGATCAGCAATGATAGTAATCAATTGTTTCTTCTTAAACTCATCAATTGGCTGATCATATATATAGTCTAGTAAATTAGCGAGTAATGTATCATAGTCACCTTGAAAACGATCTTCATTCTCGATAAGATACTTTCTTACCTTAAGCGAGTCTTCTTTGATGCCTTCGAAGACATCCTTGAGAAGCTCGCTGTCACTCCCGCTACTATCAATACAAAGCTCGCCATCAACAACTGACTTTTGGATTTCATTGATAGTTTTTCGGAGGTCCGGAAAGAGTCTTTTAACCAGGACGACAAATTTCTTCTTTTGCTCATCGCTTACTTTTATGTTTTCTTGTTTGAGTATATTAAAGCAACGCTTAGCAGCTTGCTCTACAACAGGTTTTAGATCGAGTGATTGACATCTAGATTGTAATGCTGGAATGATCTTATGCTTATAGTTAGCAGTAAGAATAAATCTACAGTACTTAGCATACGTCTCCATAGTATTACGAAGAGCAGCTTGAGCCTGAGTAGTTAATCCGTCAGCTTCATCTAGTACTACTACTTTTACCCCACCATCAAATGACTTAGTTTGTGCAAAATTAGTGATATTATGACGTATAGTGTCGATACCAGACTCATCTGAAGCATTAATATATAGGTAATTACAGCCCAAGATGTCATTGACAATGATTCTAGCCAAGGTGGTCTTACCAGTACCAGGGCTACCAACAAAAAGTAGATTAGGAATCTCATCTTTAAACTGCGATACTATCTTAAGAGACTTATCGTCAAGGATAAGATCATCTAACTTAGTCGGCCTATACTTTTCTACCCAGATCTTGTCAAACTCAATCATAACTTATTTACCTGAACTACCAAAGCCTTTCTCACCACGAGCCGACTCTTCAACTGAGCCTTCTGATACTTCAACCGGGTAGTTAGCATATACTACGAACTGAGCAATACGATCTCCAGCTTTAACTTCATAATCATTATCAGTTAGATTGTATAATTTTACTCCAGCGTCACCTCTATAACCTTCATCAATGATACCTGGATGAGGCATAATGCCATGCTTGAAGCCAAGACCTGATCGACCTTCAACCTTAACCCAGAAGCCTTCTTCAATGTAAGCAAACTTGAGACCAACACCAACAACTGCAGAACCACGAGCTGGAATCGTTACATCTTCAACTGAAGTAACATCCATACCAGTATCGTTTTGATGGTTCTTAACCGGTAATACTGCATCAACATGCGTCTTTTCAAATTTAAGCTTCATATACATATATGATATCATACGTATAAAAATATTCAACTACATAGTTGATTATATTAAACCTGGATTAAATATAGGTAGTGGAAGACTACGATTCATCTTTTGATCCTAATGATGATATTGACGGTGCTGTCGATGATATCATTACGCAGTTGAGTACTCAGAATCATTCTATTACAAAAGCAAAGCAATCAGCTGAAGTGCCGCATGTAGATGAATTAGAAGAGTATCTTGTTAAGACAACAGCAAGACTTATTGACACTACATTAGATGCTGTTGATAACGTTAAAGATTATATTTCATCTGCACCAGAAAATAGAGATGTAGCTTCATTGGCTGAGCTTATGCGTTCAGCTAACAGCGCTATTGAGACAATGCAGAAAATTCACGCTAACAAAGAGAACATCCAGGCACGTAAGGATGTTAAGCAGATGGATATCGACTCAAAGAAAGAGCTTAACATTATGGACAATACAGCTAAGCTTGTAATGTCAAGAGAGGAAATAATGAAAGCTCTTATGAATGACGAAGAAGAAGATAACGTGGTAGATATTTAAGCGAATATCTTACTATCTTTAATATCGTCAATATTGCCTTGACAAACACGCACTTCCATCGTTCCAATATCTTCTTGGAATACTTTTAGTACCTTCGTCCAATCTGTATTGGGTATAGATTGTCTTTTAGCCATACCTTTACTTGCTGCAGTAAGGTCTCCCTTATTAAATGATTTAAGGAAGTGTTTATAAGCGCCCATTGTAAAGTCTACATTTTGATTTCTTTGACCATTACTATCGCAAACTTTGTAAAATTTCCACGTACTAACACCTGCAGGTCTTGCAGCAACAAAAAATTCGTTAGCACGTTGTGGCTTAACATAAGAAGCAGAACCATGCCAAAGTTTAGGATCATTCATGAAAGCTCTAAATAAACCTCTACTTACAGCAACACCATCATTTAATATATTTGTATCAAGAGTATTGTACAATGTCTCCATACCTTCATCTGTTAATACATGCCTAAAGCCTGCTGCATACGATCCAGGTTGTGTTGAATTTCCGTATCGTTTAAGTTCATTATCAGATACACTCTCACCATTCATAGCTCTTGAAATGAATTCATTATTGTCACCAATATATGATATACCGAGCCTATAGTTAGAGCCAATATTAGACGCGCCTTGAAGAGTTAACACATCATTAGGAGTAGCTGCATAGTTTTCGTACCATAATGTTTTTGTTTCCTCATCAATTAATGAAGCAAATATTGAATAATGGTTTTCTGCACCCCCAGAACCTCTTGGTTTGAGATCATATATAGGAGAGATTCTAACGTTACCCTTTAAATAACTTTCACCTCTCGTATTAGCGCTAGGATTAGCTTTACTAACAATAATGTTTGGTCCAACATTAGTTTGCTGCTCTAATCTTGAAGGATTGTATGGTGTTCTATCTACTGTACCTGTAGCATCACTATCATAATCTCTACCATTTACATGATTAACCTTTTCACCAATAGGTCTACTCATATTATTTTCATATGGATTGTACCTATACTTAAATTCAAATCTGTTAAAGCACCCGCCAATGTCTTCTTTAATCTTTGATAATACATTACTACTAGCAGCTGAGTAATCATAATAAGATTTAACATCAGGCGAGTATCTAAACACTTTAGCTGGATCTCTAAACGATTGACCTTGTTGAACTCTTGATGTGAGCTCTGCAATGTTGTCTTTACCAACAAGTATGGCTTGTGTATTTTTAAAGGCTTGATCTGCTAGCTGTGTTACCTCAGTAAAAGCATCTCTAAAGATAGAAGGTATTTTATTACTAATAGTGCTATCTAGACCCTCAACCATATTAATAAAGGAGCCGCTCAAAGCGCCAAGCCCTAACGTATTATCAGATGTCTTTGTAGAAGCTGATTGAGCCATTCGCCCAATACTGTCTGAAGTTTCAGTAAAAAGATTACATGGCGAATTTAAACAATCTTTGAGTGCTTGGTTAAAATCAAATTGAAAATCATCATCCCATTCAGATGGATTAGCCCATCTAGATCTCATATTAGTAATAGCAGATCTAAAGATAGGATTGTATTTTATTTTATGCAGATAAAATTCAATCGTTGAAGGATCTAAAATATTACTGTTAAGGGTAAGACTTTGAACTACTTTTTCACATGCATCTAAATCACCGGTGATAGCACTTTGATAGTTTAATGCAAGATCAATATCAGTTTCCCAATCCGGATCATCGACAATATCACAAAAGGGTGTATTATACTTTAAGTAATCTCTACTTATAGCTAGCCCTTGCAATTTTTCATGCAAATTATTTCCATATATAACCATTATCGATTAACTGTAATTTGTTGTATAACAGCGCTAACTGCACCCGGTTTGATATACTTGTAAGTAGTATTTGCTGTAGCTTTAAATATATATTCTGGTTTGTTTAAAAGGTAAACTATCCACCATAAACTGATAGTACCATACAATTCATAAGATAATGTAGTCCAGGGCTTATCTGCATCTAGAACAATCTCTTCAATATACTCATCACTTATATCATCAGGAAAAATAACTTTATTAAGCAAGTTGTAAAAATATAAATCCTTACCTTCTGCATCAATAAGGTTTACATTAAAGATATTCTCATACAAATTTGTTGAGAGAGTCTTAAGCTCCTCAATCTCATTTTGTTTAGCGCCGTTAATTATAGTACTCATTATTTATTACCAATTGTTAATGTATTACCGTTTATATTTGTATTGAAAGCATCGCTAAGCATTGTATTACCATACTCACCAATTAACGAAGTGAAGTTAAGTGTAACTTGATATGCTTCTGGTACATTAGTAGTTATTTGTTTGCTACTAATAATACCTTCACCGTTACCGGAGGGTACAAATACTGATGTCTTTCTAATTGTACCTATAAAATCAACTGACATACTGCTTATGTAAGCATATGGCATCGAAAATTGACCGGGTACAACTACTGAATAAATTTTAGGGGGTGGTGTTCTAGCAAAAGACGTTTTATATGCTTTGTTTTGGAAAGCTAAAAGCCATAGTAGCTCATAGTTTTGTTGAATAGGGCTAAAATTATTTCTTCTTACTGTATTTGTAAGAGGGAAGGTAATTGATTCGGTACGGCCTTCTACATTTTGAAAGTATTTTGGAGGTTCAATGTATACACCGGGTTGAGCAAAATTAACTGCTTGTGAAATATTTCGAATTACATCTTGACCAGCACCTACAACTTTACCAACTATACCACTCTTACTTTGTTCACCCCAGCTACTAGATGGCTGACTAGGTGATCCGTATATTGGTAATCTATACTGAAAGCCTGTAGGCTTAGTAAAATAGATTCCTTGTAAAGATTTTAAATTATTCTGTTCAAGTAAAGATCTATCTGTTGATGTGCCACCAGCGCGTGATTGTACACTATCGAGAAAATCTGCTACATCTGAACCGAGATCCGTTAAAGTATCTTGACTACTCTCACTTAATCTACCAAGTACAGATTTAACATAATCACTTCCACCCAGTGCTTTAACAGTACTTGCTGTTGCATTGAGATAATAAAGAGCACCAGCAATAAGAGAACTTAAAAGTTGCTCTCGCTCTGTCAAGAATACACATGGTACTTTATTAAGAGCTTCTGTAGTAGCCTTAGGACCAGCATACCAACTAAAATCATTAACAACGTCTATAACTCTACGTACAGGCTTTAAAATCGGCTTGTTATCTGCATTAGTAAGCGATAATTGAAATTTCTTTGTGAAGGCTGATACATCTCTACCAATTTGCGTACCTGTATCAATGACATCAGATCCATTTTGAAAGACTGAACCACCATTTGTATCTACTAAAACTGTACTCATTATGCGTAAAATTCTTGGGTTAAGGGGTTAGATTTAAATTGAACATTTGTAGAACCTGATCTTGAAACTAAAGTGTCAATACCGTCGCGAATTGCAATTAGTACATTAAGCTGATTTTTATTAACTTCATTTAACTCATTCACAATTTTCGAATCATCTATATTAATGTTATTTTTATTTGACAACATTCGATCGATTGGGCCACCTCTCTTAGCTGCTAGCAAGTCATCCTCACCATCAAATGTTGTAACCTTACCATCTTTGGAGATCATACCATCCTGTACATGACCAGAATAAGGAGCATAAAAACCAGTTGAACTACCACTTGGTGGTGTATATGTAGGATTTAATTTATTTTCACCACCTGACTTAAAGATATCAGGAATCATATCCCATATCAAATCTTTACCTGCTTGAATAGTTTCATCAATCCAATCACTAATAGCATCAAAGATCTTAACAAACACACCGCCAATCTTTTCAAACATACCTTTCATCCAACCCCATGCGTTACCAGCCATAGTTTTTGCTGTTGCATAAGCATTGTATGTTTTATCACCAAGCATGGTTGTAAAGGCGTCAAAGGCTAATAAGAAGTTCTCGTTGTTTGTTAGATCCCCTAACAATACAGGTAGTATCATTGACCATGATTCAAACCCCTTACTAAAGTCACCGGTAAGCATATAACCAAGACCTTCACCAAACTTAAACAAACTACTAAGAACAGGTACTTTACCAGCCTTAATCGCTTCATAAGACTTTGTACCTATCGTTACGGCTAAGTCTTTGAGATAAGTACCAAACTCTGGTGGCTCTTCACCTCTTTTTATTGCGTCACTCTTTTGCATTTCATATAATAGACTTACACCATCCATGGCAATGGATATCGCCTGAGCTCCTGGAACGAGATTAGCAATACCTGATACAAGCTCCCATGCCGCTCTTGGCAAATCTTGCTGATAACCACCAAGACCAAGACCATAAGCAGCAGCCATACCAAAGTTAATTAATGAGCCAAGAAAAGGAATGAATTTTAATCTCGGTAAAAGGAATCTACCAAGTTTTGCAGCCATAGCAGGTAGGTTACCAATATCAGTTGCAACAACAGCTCCAAATTCTCCAATGGATAGGGCTATATCTGTAAACTTACCCTTTAAATCTTCTATGACTGCTGAGGCTGCAGCTCCGATTACACCACCAACGAGAGCGAGTGTACCAAGAGCTGAACCAAAATCAAAACCATCACCCGTACTTATTGTAGCTGCAGCTTGCATTTCCTTTACTGAGCCAACACGACCAGTAGCTGTACCTGTTCTGCTAACTTTTTGCGCTTCAGGACTAGGAGCTAAAACGTCCTTCATGATACCAAATATCTTTTCGTATCGTGACTTTTCCTGTGTTGTGAGAGTTGGGCTAACCTCTCCCGGCTTTGTATCCTTACGGACACCCCTAGCGTCGTTCCTACTCTGCAGGGCGCCTATAATTTGTGCAAACGGGTTAGTTATATCTTCTGCCACATGATTATTTAATCAGCAGAAAGGAAGCTGGAATCAATTTCTACCATAACTTCGTCTGAGAACGTGAGAGCTGCATCAGTTACCTGCTTTAAACTACCAATATAGTCAATAATTTTATTATTTAGCTTAAGAGGTAGATTATTTACAATCTCTTTACGTTCGTATGAGCTAATATCATCAAATTTTATTTCATCTTCACCTATTTTGATACTATCAATATACTTTGAAGTTTCATATGCCAAAACAATATCAACACTTTGCTTAACCTTCTCTTCTTGTAAGGTAATTTTTGCAAGTTCAGCGGCTAGTTTGTCATTAATATCTATGTCTAATTGCAATGTTGGAACCTTAACCTTAGCAGTTATACCTTCATGTTGAATTGTTGCTTCGAGCTTTATATCCTTCAAATCGATCTCAGGAAGATCATTTAAGTCATAAGTATTATCTTTAATTTTAATTTCTGAACCAATAGATTCAGATCTAAGTTTGATAAGGATAGCGGGTTTATCGATAATTAGAAAATCAATATCGTCAACACTATTATCGATAATAAGCTTGTTAAGAATTGTAGCGCGCTTAATTACACCATCTACACCATCGAATGCGGTACGTAGCAATTCCTTCTGTTGATTTACACTTGCAAGTTTAAATGATGACTTCTTACCTGTTGAAGGTACCTTAATTGTTATAATATTAGCATCATTAATATCTTGAAGATTGTTTAAGAAATTCTTAACATTCGAATTCATACTATATTATTTATCTTTGATTTTGCTTTTGCAACCTTTCATTTTCATCCTTGACTCTCTTACTGTGAATGTTCAATATAATCTGAGACTCTACAGGTGACATATCAAAGAATAAATTAGACCCGGGCATTATAGTATTTTGAAACATATAAATTAAATTATAAAATGACTTAAGGTTGGTTGAAAATATACTAGCTATAAATTGCATAACACCATTACCAATAATATCGATACTAATTCTCTGAACACCGAGAGCTTTGTTTTCATCAATAATAGGTACATCAAGTAAGTTATCAGAAATTGTTTGAATAAACTTTTTAATATGAGTAAAGATACCAACAGGTAGGTTATCCATAATTTGCTGTTGCTCCTCTCTTGTAAGAGTGTTAAATATTACAACATTATTACCTATCTTAACTTGCTTGATAGTTGTCATGAATAAATCATCAACACTTTCATAATATGATACACATGGAAGGTCTAGTGTAACCTCTATACCACCTTCATTAAACTTTGTTTCTAAATCAATATAGTTCTCTTCGAGCTTATTAAGAAGAGTATTTAATTCAACATCTACCTGTTTATCTTCTAAATTAATTGTTATACTGCTATCTATGAAAAGCATGCGAATATATATTAAAAGATAAAACCTATCAAATATATGCATGTCAGGCTCTATGTACCTGCTTTCAAAGAATCTACTTAAACCAATATAGTCTTCGTTCTGTGCAAATTTAATAATAGAAAGATACTCCCTATTTGTAAGTTCTTCTACTCTGCACCTCCTACCTGAAGGTAGTATTATCTCAACATTAAATTCCATTCAATACCCCTCTAGGAGTATTTAATTGGTAATGTGAAAAGTTAAAGGCGACAGGTCGTATTAATTCATCCGAGCTCATTTCTCCGTAACTATAATTGTCAGGATTCATAAACGTTGGAACAGCATCATAAAAAGTATGCATTTTACGAATGCCATACTCAACTGTTTCATTATTACGTTGACGCCTATTTGATTCACCAATCTTGTCAGCATATTTTTCAGCTGTGCGTGTATATTGAATAATATCAATATTACATTTAATGTCTGGTTCACTATCATCTTCGATTAAACCAGCGTAAGAGGCAGCAACAATCCATGGCTGAAAGAAAAAGGAGAACACATCTCTATTTGTTTCTAAAAAAGATATGTTAATTTCATTTGATGAAGTTCTATCACCACCTATTTGTACAGGTTGAAAGCCCCCTGCTTGTGATACCATCTTTGAATTTACATTAAAGCTTTCCGATGGCATAGATACACTTTGAGCTAATAAAAACCCAACCTCAAAGTCTGATACTCTATCAATTAATCCTTTATCAACCTTAAATGTTTGAGGTCTGTATATATTTAAATAGTATTCAATTGCGTTTCCGATATTCACCATTGCGCCACTGCCTGTACGAGCGGAGAAATTTATACCCCAAATATTTTTAAGTGGGATGTCATTCGTCCAATCTTGATGAAGACGGAGACGCTTTCGAATACTATTAGGCATTTAAATTAACGCTCTTTTGTGTAGAAGTGATATGATACAGTTGCATCAATCTGAACTGTAGCGCCTGTACCACCAGGAATATCATAAGCAACGTTATTGACAGCGCGGAGAGAGGCTCCTACAAGTTTATATTCAGCAACTGGCTCAAGCTCTTTATCAAGTTGTGCAAGCTGAATGAAGAAATCATCATCAGGAGTACCATACTCACCAGTAGATGTCTGATCATCAAAGAGTGAACGAGAAGCTTGCTCGAAATAATTACGAAGAGAGCTTTCCGCATCAAGATAGAAAGAAAGTGCGTAAGCATCGGATCCAGGGTAGGTAGCAGCACCTGGAACATTTAACTGAAGACCCATGTAAGGTACAGCAATGTTACCAATGTTACGGCCTGGAAGAGAAGCTGTCTTAACATAAATAAGATCACCTTCATCAAGAGCAGGAACGCCTTGAAGCTGCATCTGAGTTACACGAAAGAGGAAATCACGAGAGAAATCCTTATCAGCTGCAATACGATAAAAGTTTTGAATATTCTGATTTACAGGCATACTAATATTTATGCTTTCAACAGTTAGATTATAAAAAAAGAGGAGGTCTTTCGACCTCCTCCTGTAAATTTATTTGAAGTTTTAATTAACCTCCGATAAGCTCTTCGAAGTTTGCATCTGTACGTGTAGCATAGAAGTTTACCAAGATAAACTCTGCAGTACGTACTGGCTTAAGGTAGATGTCAACAACGAGCTCGTTCTGATCAATTACTTCTGATGTATTGTTACGCTCATCACAGACAATCATATAATCATATAGACCATCTGCAGCTTTGGTACGCTCAAAGAACGGTGTCAAAGTATTAACAACTCTTGTTCTTGTAAACAATGTATTGTTCTCAAAGAGGAAGAACTGCATTGTCTTCTTAGTAATCTTCTCGAGATATAAGAATGTACGGCGAACATTAATACGATCAAATGCACTTGGCTTTCTCAACAAGGTCTTCTGACCAAAGATAACGTTGCCTTGATCAGCAAAGTTAGCAATTGGGTTAAGGTTAGCTGTGTAAAGATCATCACGCTGACGTTGGTTAGGTGTGATTGCAATATCAGACGCATCAGTAACAATACCGCGATTGAATCCAGCAGGTGCACCCCATGGGCCAACTGCAGCATCTGTAGAAGCCATCTTAGCAGCAGCAAAGCCAGAAGATGGAACCCATACATTCAATCCTGTATAATTATCATATACGCTCATCCAGTTAGCGAACACAGTAGCATAAGAAGTATTAGCGAGTTCGAACTGATGTCTAAGTGCCCAGTAGATGTCAACGTAGAAGTTCTTAGTAACATCCTTCTGAACTTTACTATTTCTACCAGTAACAAGCAATTGACGAATTGGATCGGCAATGAAAAGAATATCACCACGTCCACCATCCTTAACAGGTCCTGCAAATGTAGCAAACTTATTAAAGACGTTCATGTAAGCTGTACGAGCATCTGTATTAGATAAATCACTAGATGTTCTTAATGCTTCAATAGCTGTTGTTGTCTTAGTATCATCAAATCCGTTAGCGGAAACTGATGCTGTAGCTGTATCTAAGAAAGTAGCAATAGTACCAAGACCACCTTCTGCAATAATGCTAATATCGAACTTACGATCATTACGAATACGATCAAGAGCACGATCAAGCTTCAATGGGATACTTCCAATTTCTTTAGTTGTAAGATCAACATCACCATAAGATCCAAGAGGAATAAGATTATCAGCTGTTTCAATGGTAGTAATACCTGCAAAGAAGTCAGAAGGAAGACCAGCAGCAGTTGTTGATATATTACCGTTTGCTAAGTTAGTTGAAAGTGAATCGGTATAAACACGAACTTTCTTAGCAGGGGTACCATCTGTGTTAAGTTGTACACCAGCTAAAGCATCTGCAACATAAGGGTTAACAATAACGTCAATGTTACGTGATGTATTCTCAACGGTGTCAAGTGAGAAGTTAACAGGCGCACCACCGCTTTC